GAAACAACAAAATTTTCATCTGTGTTCACATTTTTATGTATAGCTTTAAAGTCGGCACAAACAAAGTCTTCAATATTTGAATAATCGGGAAGATCTAGTCGTTGGTTTGATAAGATTCTGGTTCTTTGTAAAAGAGCCATCTACAACTCCTTAATTATATTCTACTTTCTGCTTGTAGTTATTGGCACAAAGTCCATTCTCTATTATACCAACAATACTACAATAATTATTAAAAAAGAAGCGGCCCTAGTCCAGACCTTGATCCACTATAACTAGGATCTGTATCTGGGCCGCAAGTTCTACAAACACATTCAAATAGTACTTCTGGAAACTCAATAATAAATCGAATAACTACTCCAGAAGCTAGTAATTTTTTTATTAAATCTTCGGCTGCCTCTCTAGACTCTTCCGTACCTACAATATAAACAGGATAATCACTTCCTGTTAATCTTGGAATAGTAGGACTGTCTGAAATTAAGTTTACCTTCCTACCCACTAAATGTTCATTTTGAAAAATATGACTAGCATCAATTAAAAGGGTAGAGTTATTCGGACGGCTACTATAAATAATAGGGCCTTCTTGTCCAGATCTTCCAAAATTCACTAATATTTTTCCAGGTCTATTAGGAAAAGAAGAAGCATCGTCTAAATTCAAAGTCTGAGTTACAGTTCCTTGGTTTATCTGAGTACTTAAGGATGACGAAGTTCCCGTAACGGAAAATAACTGACCTGTTGGATCAAATACATAAGAAGATGGATAACTTTCTTGAATAATATCAGGATCAGTTTGTAAATCAGTAGTAAATTGTAAAATAGTATTAGCAGTTCCTCCAGTGATTTGATACTCCGCTGCTCCATGAGTAGTTTCTAATCCTACAGTTTTATTCCCAACCGAACTAATAGTAAAAGCATTTAAAAAATCTAATTGAGAATTAATTACATCTCTAACTTCCTCATTAGTAACTTTTGTAGAATCTATAAAATCAACTGCATGATCAAAATTTACAGTATAACTATTGCCATCCACTTCTACTTCTAAAGTAGAAGTTGCTCCCAAAGTGGAGAAGTCAAAAGGTTCTTCTGCCGAGTAGATAGAAGTCTTTTGTTGCTTTGGGTGTATCGATCCTTTTAAAGTTCTTCTTAATACAGGAACTGAACTAGGAATTCTTACTACAATCTCGTTAGAATTAATCTCATACACATTACATTTAACTTCTTTTTCAATTCCTGCTGGAAAATTTAAGATTGAAGGAGCATTAGCAGTTCCTCCTAAAATCTCGATAGAACCTAAAAGTCCTGTTGTATTAGTTCTTATGTTTAATTTATTTCCACTGAGAGGATCTAAAAACACTGATCCGGTTAAGTTCAAATTATGTTCAATATCATTATTAATAAAGTCTGCGATTTCTTGAGCAGTTACAGAAGTAATATCTTCAAAAGCATTAGGCTTTAGTCTAATAGTTCTTTGATCTCTCCCATTATCTACAGAGTATTCTAAAGTAAGAGATTGAGTCATATCTAAAGAAGTATTAACCGATACTGGAGAAGACCAACCCTCTGATAAAATAATATAATCATCACTAATAACAGCAGCTACTTTTGCATATTGTGTAGAACTTGTTCCTGATGGTTTTATATAATCTCCTGGCTGAATTTCAGATAAAAACTGAGTTCCACTACCTTTTACATCTTTAGAATCTGTAGTAAAGATTGCAGTTCCAGTAATTACATTTACAGGGCCGAGATTATAAGGCTCAATGTTTCCCGAATTTATATTAGGTCTAGTAAATCCAGGCCCCCAAAACACATCAAACAATGAGATAATGGTTTGACGAACTTGTTTAGGAAAGGTAGAAAGAACAGGTACCAGTTCTCTAAAGTCGTTATCTTCTATTCCTAATTCAGGACTTCGAGCTACTCCGTAATCGCTTGCTAGTTTATCCAAATACTTACCAGCCGCCTCTTTAACAAAAATTTGATCTCTAGTATTCTTAATCTCTACCTCAATATCATCATCGCCTATAGCCCAAGCTTGTAGTAAACCGCTAATCATGGTATTCGTTTCTGCCCTATATAAAGAGGGAAGAGCTTTGACCATTCTTTTAAATTTATTACTCATGCTATTATCCAATCACTAAGTCAGATTCATCAATTCTTGCTAAGCTTCCATCAGCAATAGTAATATTATCTGTATGGCTTGTTACTTCTACATCATAAACATTAGTAACACTTTGAGCAGCAGCGATAACTTCAGATAAAATCACATCTTCTCCCACTTTTCGTGAATTTATATATTCAGATACTGAGTTCAAAACATCACTACTCACCGAACTTAAACTAATTCCCTCAGCAGGAGTTACATCTAAAATCATCTGAATTTTTACTAAAAGAGGAGGTATTACTTCAAATTGAGTTCCAGCAGCACCAATTCCAGGGAAATTTGTAGGATCGCTATCTAACCCGTCAATGGTAATTTGAGCTAGTTGTACAAGTCCTGTGTAGTGTTTATACCCATCAATTCCTTCTACCTGAGTAGTACTAAAATTAAAACCATTCCAATCTCTAATTACGGCTTCTCTTCCAGGAGTAAAACCAGATACATCAATCTCAGTATTAGAGATGTCTACAAAAGATACAATATAAGGAGCCGTAGTATTTTGTAAATCTTTTACTATAGCTTCAAGGCTGATTCTAATCCTATCTCCCACAGAAATAGAGTTAGTTGCTGCATCTGCTAATACAATCTGACCTGTTACATTATCGTATGAACTTACCGTAGTTTTAAAAGACTCATTCAAACCTGAAACAAATTCAATATCCATACCTGTAAAATAATTTGGTAAGGTACTAATCAAAGTCTCAGCTATAAAGGTATCATAAGGAGTAGAAGTATCTCCTACTGTTACCGTAGCATCTACAGTTAACTTCACAGGTAAACCTTTTGTTAGTCCTGCTCTAGAGTTAGTATTCACATCGTTGGTAGCTCCTCCAGAAACTAAACTTTCAATTGTAATTCCTAACTCATTTGCTGTACCACCAGCAACTAAAACTTTTCCAGTAGATCCATTAGTAAGAGTAGAAAGTTGTAAATAATCTCCAGATATCCCTAATGTTTCAACATTACCAGAAATAGAAAAGGTAGTAGTATTTAGGTCTTGAAATAATTGCTCAACATTCTCTGCTGTTCTAGGTACTAAAGAAAATTCATCATCCACAGCTATAGTAGCAGTGGGTGTTGGAGCTAGAGTATTAAATACTTCTTCAGAAGTAAAAGCACCAGTGGTTCCGTTATATGAAGTTACTTTATGTAAACTTCCCTCGTTATTTCCGGTAGTCCAGAATATCCACCAATCTTTAAAGTAATTATCTGTATCGTAGTTGGTGACTAATGCTGAATCAGAGAAAGCCAAAGTCCCACCAGCAGTAGCTTTACCCGTTACTGACATAGGAACTGAAAAAGTACTGTTTGCACTATCGCCATTTAAAATAATGGCTAAAGTTTGGTTAGGAGCTAAAGTATACCCTAAAGAATCATCTACACCATCTCTGTCTGTATTTTGACTTACTAAAAAGGATAAGTTTGCTTTTTGAGAAGACTCTGAATCTTCACTAAAAAATAATACATTATTAGCTGATCCATTAATTACTTGAATACTTCCTTCTTCTGAAAAGTTAGAGGTTCTCACTCTAATAGAAGTGTCATCCTTCTCCGAAGCTTTTGCTCCTAGAAGTTGGCTATTGATAGCAGTTATTACTTCAGCAGAAGAAACATTAGCAGGATCACTAAAATCTAAAGCATGATCAAAGATTAATACTTGAGAAAGTTTGAATTTATCTCCAGCTAAGATGGGTAAAGTAAATCCCATTGTTACTATTTGACCTGTAGAATTATCATAAGCAGTTACATAACTTACTTCTCCAATATTATTACCACTTACACACTCTATATGAAAACCTACAAAAAAGTTTGCATCAAAGTCTTCTAAATCACTAGATATAAAAGTATTAAATGGAGCTGTTCCATCGCCTACATCTACCGTAGCACTCTGTCCACCATCAACTCTTACTACCAAGGACGAAGAAGCACCTAAAGAGGAGAAGTCAAAAGTTTCTTGAAGAGAGTCTACAAAAGCTCTAGTATTTTCTGATCCAGCAGTTAAATTATCTCCGGCTACTAGCGGAGTGGTTAATTCAATCTGTCCATTAGACCTATTCAAAACATAATCTTGATTCTGACCTTCAGCCAATTCACTAAAATTAATCTTACTTGCTGTAGCAGATACAGTAGATAAGCCTCTATACCCTTCTACGAAATATAAAGTTTGGTCATCTTCTATAGTTTCAATTTTTGTCCAACTTCCATTAGGATGTGCATCTATCTTTATCCACTGTCCTTCTTGTAGTTCGCTTAAAAACTTAGAAGTGACATCTCCAGTTGCTTTTTTATTTCCAGCTGATACTGTTAAAGGCCCAGTGATGGGAGATACTGTAGAGTAGCCTAGAGCTACTGCTGCCTGTCCACCAAGAACTTGCATCTTAGAATCACCGCTATTTTCTAAGTAAGAAATTAGTTTAATCTTAGAATCATTGACAACAGTTTCCACTTTAGATAACTGCAATTCTTGAATAATCCTATCATATACTTCTGTTGCAATAGCTTGAGCTGGATTAGAAAAATCCTGTATATTAAAACTTATAATCTCTGTTTCATCCCTATCACCATTTACAGCTACTTCTAATTGAGGAGAACTCCATATAGATAAATCTCCTAATCCACCACCTCCTACTGGATACTCAGTTTCTAGTATAATCTTTACATTATCTACAATAGTTCTAACCTTAGTATAGAAAATATCAGGATCAGTGCTAAGTTTCACATAATCTCCAGGATTCACTCTTCCTAAAAAAGGAGT